CTATGCGTTGCGGTGTTGATGGATGGCTTCGAAACGCTCGGCACAGGCAGGCCCACAGAACAGCCTGGCCGGATGGTTGTCGAAGTCTTCGCTGCAGTCCGGGTTGTGGCATTCCCCAATGGGTATGAGAGGCGCAACGCTGCTGGCCCGCGTTGCGTGCCGGGCCAATGCGCGTTGCAGATGGCGCGCTTCCAGTTCCTGCGCTTCGTCGATGGTGTCCGTCATGCCAGCTGTATTTTATCGGGGGGTGGTCGCACCGATTGAGAACGCCGCCACGACAGTGGACGACGCGGGCTCGGCATCGGATCGGCGCTCGCAGTTGCAATGGATTTCAGGCATGCAGGCTCCTTGTGCATGGGTGCCCCGAGGGGCGGTGGATTGAAACGAAGGGCCGTCTCTGACGGTGATCGCATCATCGGGAAAACGGTTCTCGCCAACTGCGACGCAACGTCGCGCAGGCGACGATCTGCGAAGGCCATCGCAGATCCATCGCAGACGGATCGCCCTCATCGGGCACCGGGGATGAAAGGTACTGGAAGGTGTTGCAAAAGAAAGTCCTTTCCGACACCATGATCAGGTCATCACCTTCCACCTCATCCTGACCACGCCGCGTCGGTCCGCCGCCGCGTGGCCTGCATCCGGCAGGCATTGCACAGCGCATTGGCCACCATCGGCTGCTGTGGACCGATCCACGTTCCAAGGGGCCCCGTCGAATGCACACACCGCACCCAGCGCAGGACATCGTTCCCGCGTTCCTGCAGGCCATGCACGCGCACGGCATCGTGCCGGATGCGCGCGGCCGCGACGCACTCAACGCCGATGGCACGCTGGTGCGCTTCCATGTGGAGGGCGACCGCCGTGGCACCCGCAATGGCTGGGCCGTACTGTTCGGAGACCACGTGCCGGCCGGTGAGTTCGGCAGCTGGCGCACCGGCAGCCGCCATGTCTGGTGTGCGAAGTCGGAAACCACGCTGAACGTCGCCGAACAGCGCGCGATCCGGCAACGCCAGGACGCCGCCCGTGCCGAACGGGAACGGCAGCAGCGCGAACGTGAGGAGGCCGCAGCCAAGGCCGCCAACGTGTTGTGGAACCGTGCCCTTCCTGCAGACGCGCACCATCCCTACCTGGTGCGCAAGTGCATCCACGCACATGGGCTGCGTGTAGCGGCATGGCCCGTGCGCAACAGCGACGGCCTGGTCTTCCGCTACATCGACAATGCCCTGCTGGTGCCGGTGATGAACGCCGCGGGCCGGATCGTCTCGCTGCAGGCGATCTTTCCGCGCACGGACCCGGCACTCGGCCGCGACAAGGACTTTCTCTGCGGAGGCCGCAAGCAGGGCTGCTTCCACGTCATCGGCAAGCCGCTTCCTGGCGAGCCGATCGCCATCGCCGAGGGCTATGCCACGGCGGCATCGATCCACCAGGCCACGGGCGGCTGCGCGGTGGTGGCATGGGACGCCGGCAACCTCGCGGCGGTCGCCCGTGCCTGGCGCAGCGCGGTTCCCGATGGCTCCTTCGTCATCTGTGCCGACAACGACCAATGGACCCGGCAGCCGCTGGACAATCCCGGTGTCACCCACGCCACGCGCGCCGCCGCGGAGATCGATGCACGCGTGGTGTGGCCCGAGTTCACCACGCTGCACGGCGACGATGACCGCCCGACCGACTTCAACGATCTGCACCTGCGCGAAGGACTGGAGGCAGTACGCACCCAACTGTTCCCTCTGCCGCCTGCCACAACCGAAGAAGGCACTGGGGAGGAGGACGCGCCATCGCCGTCCAACGCGCGCTACCAGGTACCCGGCAACCTGTCCGCATTCGATGCCTTTACCCCGTTTCCCGATACCAGCGCGCGTGGCCGGCCGTTGCCGACCGCGCGCAATCTGGCCGAGCTGTGCCGGCGCACCGGCGTCACCGTGCGCTACAACGTCATCCGCAAGGATCTGGAGATCCTGGTCCCGGGGCTGCAGAGCACGGTCGACAACGCCAAGGAGGTGGCCGCCGGCGAAGTGATGGACTGCATGCACCGCGCCGGCATGGCCATCGCCAGCTTCGAGACCAACCTGTGCCAGGTCGCCGAGGCCAATCCGTACAATCCTGTCGCCAGCTGGATCAGCTCACGGCCCTGGGATGGCCAGTCCCGCCTGCAGGCGTTCTTCGACACCGTGCAGGAAGCCCAACCCACGCGCATGGCCGACGGCCGCATCCTGAAGGAAGTGCTGATGCGGCGCTGGCTGATCTCCGGCGTGGCCGCGGCGTTTGAGCCGGACGGCGTGGTGGCGCGTGGTGTACTGACCTTCGTTTCGAAGCAGAACCTGGGCAAGACGCGCTGGGCACGGCAGCTGGCACCGGCCGAGCTGCAGTTGATCGCCGATGGCGTAGTGCTCGATCCAGCCAACAAGGACAGCGTCAAACAGGTCATCTCCAAGTGGATCGTGGAACTGGGCGAAGTCGACGCCACGTTCCGTCGCACCGACATCGCTGCGCTGAAGTCGTTCATCTCGCGCAGCCACGATGAGATCCGCCGCCCGTATGCGCGCACGGAATCCCGCTATGCGCGACGCACCATCCTGTTCGCCAGTGTCAATGACGAGCGCTTCCTGCGCGACGCCACCGGCAACACCCGCTGGTGGACCATACATGCCGTGGGCCTGGGCGAACCGGCACGGATCGACATGCAGCAGGTGTGGGCCGAGGCCCATGCGCTCTACTGCGACGGCGAGACCTGGCATCTGTCCAGCGAGGAACTGGATGCGCTGAACGCCACCAACAGCGAGCACGAACCGATCTCGCCGATCGCCGAGCTGATCGACCGCCACTTCGACTGGTCCATCCCCGCCGCACAGTGGAGCGCACAGTACCGTGCCACCGAGATCGTCATCGCGGTGGGCATCGACAAGCCGAACCGCCGCGAGGTCAACGAGGCCGCCGCCTATGTGGTCAAGCGACATGATGTGCGCACGAAGGTGGTCGGCAAGGAGCGGGCCAAGGTCTGGTTGATGCCACCGCGAAAGCTCAGCCTCCCTGGGCACTCGGCGGGTCCGTTCTGATGCCACCTGCCCGTGAGCGTGCACGGATCGAGCGCGACAGCTGACGCCTTGCCCTCGATCAGGATGATAGTAGATGAAAGGTGTTGACTGGGGCGATCCACAAAGGCAAGATGCCTGTATCGGCCCCGCCGCCTTCCAGGAGCGCTTCCGCCATGCCCCGTCCCCGACTGCACACTTTTGAAGATGAGCAGCTGACCGTGCAGCAGATCCACCAGCGGGTGCCGGTGCTTTCGGAACGCACCATCCGCGATCACCTCGCAGCTGGCCGCCGTACACGTTCCGCCATGTTGTGCTTCGACCCGATCGCAGCGGCTGCGCGCGGTGGCCGCATCACCCAGCGCATCCTGCGCGCGCGCAGCACGGCCGGTCGCGATTCCTGACCCGCCCGCACTGCCGAATTCCTCCAGGAGTAGATTCCGCATGATTCCCGCCTCCCTCGACAGCGGCCATCGCATGATTGCCGACACGCTGGCTGCGTTCCGCGCCAGCCCCGCTCTGGGCAGCATCGCGCTGCGGGCGGCGCCGCAGGCGCGTCCTCCGCTCTACATCGGCATCGCCGGCGGCAAGCGTGCGGGCAAGGACACCCTCGCCAACGGGCTGGCCTCGGCGCTGGTGCTGCCCTGCGACAGCTTCGCCGCCCCGCTTCGACAGTTTGTCGCCTCTCTTCTTGGGCTGTCCCTGCGTGAACTGGACGGCCGCAAGGAGGAAGCCATCGACTGGCTGGCCGATTTCACTCCACGCCACCTGATGCAGACCGCTGGTACCGAATGGGGGCGTGATCGCGTCCATCCCGAGCTGTGGGTACGCTCGCTGTTTGCCCGCCTGCCTGCGGGCGGACTGGTACCCGACGTCCGCTTCGCTAATGAAGCCCACGCGATCCGCCGCCGCGGCGGTGTCGTGATCCGCGTCAGCCGTCCCGGCCATGGCGGCCATGACAGCGAGCAGCCACTGCCTGATGACCTGGTCGACATCGAGGTGAACAACGACGGTACCCAGGCCGACCTGGTACGCAGGACACTGGATCAGCTGCTGTCGCGCGGCGTGATCTGAGCCTTGTGCAAGGCCGTGTTGCCCTGCCGCGTGCCCTGTCCCGCCCGAAGGTTCCGACCCATCGTCGGCGAAAATGATGTAAGGTCGTCCCCCATCACCGACGACACCTGTCGTCACCCTGCATCCCCAACCCCGTTCGCAAAGAGGAAATGCCATGGAGGTCGAACAGTTCACGTCGACGCGCCTGAAGGCCATCGAGTTGTTCAAGTCCCAGCCCAAGGGCGGCAAGGACACCGTGAGCCTGGACGCGATCTTCATCTCGCTGTGCTCGCAGGCCAACGCCCAGGGCGACGCCGGCAGCGCCAGGCAGGCACGGACCGCCGCACGCCCCGGCAGCCAGCAGCCGCCCGCGCCGTGGTTCACCGAAACCCTCGCTGCCTTGAAGGGCAAGGGCGAGTCGATCACCGTGGCGCGTTTCCTGATGTTCGCCAACCGCTTCCCGGTCAAGCGCATGGACCAGGTCAATGCCGCCCGCTGGCTGCGCGACGCGGGCTACATCCCGCGCAAGACCGGCGGCAACCTGGTGTTCGACCTTTGATCCAGCCCCACCTGCAGTCCTGAAGCCCCGGCATCGTCCGGGGCTTTTTCGTTTCAGGGCCCGCGCACCTGCATGAGGACGGCCATCGCGGCGACGTCCTCACCCCGTACCTGCCGTATCCCTTTGATCTGCCCGCCCTTTCCCCCTGTGAGGACGACGAGTACGAAAGAAGGAGGGAAACATCGGTGGCAACAACAAACGATCGCAGGGCGTCAGGCGCCGCCTTGCAGTACTCCTCACCCGTCCTCGGGGCACCGATGAACCCCTTCAGCAGACCACATTCAAAGTAGATGAAAGGTGTTGACTGGCGAGGCGGGATGGCAACAGTGGAGATCAATGCCACTGACGACATCCTTCATGAACGCCCTGCCCGACAGCATCCAGACCCTGGCCGAGGTCATCGGCGAATCCGCAGCCCTCACGCTGGTACGCGCATGGCCGCCGACCACCTCCAGCACCACCGGCCGCCATCGCGTCATCGTCTACGTTCCCTCCACCCTGCCCGACCAGCATCGCCTGATCGACATCCTCGGCCACGACGTTGCCCAGCGGCTGGTCACGCACTTCGGTGGCGAACTGCTGTTCCTGGCGTCCTGCTTCGCCGCCGGCGCGCACGAACGTCGCGAGCGGATCGCGCATGCCATCGCCAGTGGCATGCCGCGCGAACACGTGGCACGTGAGTTCGGCGTCTCGCAGACCACCATCAAGCGCGCCCTGCGCGGAGCCCGCTCCGCACCACCGCCGGCAGTTCATCCGGCCCTGCTCAAGGGGTACGCGCGCGCATGAACGAAAGCGACCTGCTGGCCGGTGTACCGGACTGGGCCAAGTACCTGGGGGGAACCTCGGGCGTGCTGATCGCGGTATCGCTGTGGCTGCGTCAATGGCTGTCGTCGGCCAAGGTCGACCGTACCGCCGACGAAGCCACCAGCAATACCCTGCGCACCCTGCAGGAACAGCTCGCCGCCGAGCGCACCCGCGCCGACGGCCTGATGCACGAACGCGAGGCAATGGCACAGGAAATCGGGCAGCTGCGCGGCGAAGTCAGCGCCCTGCGTGCGCAGGTTGCCCAGCAGAGCGTGCAGATAGACGCGCTGCTCGCGCTGGTGCGCAAGCAGCCGGGAGCCGCCGCATGACCGCCGCCGCAGCCAGCGCCCTCGGCGGCGCCAATGTCGCCGCATTCCTCGACATGCTGGCCGTGTCCGAAGGCACCGACATCCCCAGCCAGCGGTCGCGTGACCGTGGCTACGACGTGATTGTCGGAGGCCAGCTGTTCAACGACTACCGCGACCATCCCCGCGTGCTGGTGTCGCTGCCACGCTATGGCATCAAATCCAGCGCCGCCGGCCGCTACCAGTTTCTTCGCAGCACCTGGGACGACCTGCGCGCGCGACTCGGCCTGCCCGATTTCGGCCCCGTCTCGCAGGACCGTGCAGCAGTCGCCCTGCTGAAACAGTGCGGTGCCTACGAGCTGATCCGGCTGGGACGCTTCGATGCCGCCGTCACCGCGGCACGGCGCATCTGGGCGTCGCTGCCAGGCGCCGGCTACGGGCAGAAGGAGCACGCACTGGAAACACTGCGCGCGGCCTACCGGGCCGCCGGCGGAGCCCTGCAGTGACGCCCGGGGCCCTGAAGCTGGGCATCGGACTGCTGGTCCTTGCCGGCAGCCACGCAAGCTGCGCCTGGCTGGGATGGACCTTGCGCGACCGCAGCGCGGACCTTGCCGTTGCCACCACCCGGGCAACGCAGCTGGCGGCCCGCACCGAAGCAGCCCAGCGCGCGCACCAGCAGGCCCTCGCCAACAGCGCCGCAGGCGCGCAGTCCGAATCGCAGCGCCTGGCCACACAGGCAGAGCGCACCCGGCAGTTCAACACCCTGCAACAGGACATCGAGACCCATGCCAAGACACCTGGCCACGATCGCGGCGACGCTGATGCTGAGTTCGTGCGCATCTGGCGCGAAGCCAACGCCGGCCGCGCCCTGCCGCGTTGATCTCAGCATCGCGCCCGCGCAGCTGCGTGCCCCGCTTGAACTGCCGGACCTGCAGGCGGCCAGTGACGATGCGCTGCTGCGCAATCACGTTGCAGTCGCGCAGCAGTACCACGCTCTGGCCGACCAGCTGCGCGCCCTGCTGTGCAGCCTTGGCAGCCAACGCGGCATCACCATCAACGGCATCGCGCCGGTAGTGCCTGCTGGCTGCGACAACAGTACCAACCACGCGCACTGAGCCTGCCTGATACGGCCACGCCTGCAATGCCACCCCACTGCGGTGATGGCAACACTGGCTGCAGCACGTGCGCGCCTTGCAGCGCTACGCCCTTCCTCCCTTCCCTGCATGAGCTGACATGGCGAACGATCCCTTCCCTCCCACGCTCGATCCGCTGATTGCCGCGATCGAAACCGCAATCCGCGCACGCTTTCCGGAGTTTGCAAGCGTCGAGTTCCATCGCGACGCCAACGCTGAGGGGATGCCCCTGCCGGCCTGCCTGCTGGCGATGACGCGCTGTGACCGCAGCAGGGACAACAATGATGGCAGTGGCCTTCTGCAGGCCACGCTGCGCTTCGAAGCACGCATTGCCCTGCCGGCAACCGATGCAACCGCAGCGCTGCAGCTGCGCAACGCGGCCCTCGCCCTCGCCACCTGGCTGCACCAGCTCGGCCGTTTTCCCGGCGTTGCCAGCGGCGCGATCGATGTGATCGCGGCACTGCCCGAAGACCCAGCAGCGGCACAGCCGGGCCTGCGCACCTGGATCGTTGAGTGGTCACTGCCGGTCGCGCTGGGCGACAACCTGTGGGACGACACCGGTGGCGTGGTGCCGCAAGCGTCCTACAGCTTCGCGCCAGAGATCGGCCGTGCCCATGAGACGCGCTACCAGCCCCTGCCGGAGCGCGCGCCATGAGCGCCGAACACGCACGCTTGATCGGCAACCTGCTGATGATCGGCGTGGTGCGCGAGCTGGACGAAGTGGGCAGCCGCGTGCGCGTGGATGCCGATGGCATGCTCACCGACTGGATTCCCTGGCTGGAACGCCGGGCGGGACCGGGCGTACGCAGCTGGTGCGCACCCGAACCCGGCGAGCAGGTCGTACTGGCGTGCCCCTATGGCGACCCCGGCCAGGCGCTGGTACTCGGCAGCCTGTACCAGGACCGCTTTCCGCCGCCGGCCAACTCGCGCCAGCGGCAACGCACCGAGTTCGCCGACGGCAGCAGCGTCGAGTACGACCAGGAAACCACCACGCTCAACGTCCATGTCGGCAGCGGCAAGGTCATCGTCACCTGCGCGAATGCGCAGGTGATCGCCAGCGAATCGATCGTGCTCGATACGCCGTCGATCAAGGCGACCGGCAACCTGGATGTCACCGGTGCGATCAGCGCCGGCAAGGACATCAGCACACCCGGCGAGATCAAGGCCGGTGCCATCGGCCTGAAGGCACACACGCACACCGCACAGGGCCCGACCGCCCCGACCACGCCGGCCCAGGCCTGAGCGGCCACGCCTGCAATGCCCTGAATACCCGCACTCCACGACGATAGAGGCCATGCGAGGAATCGACGCCAACACCGGCAAATCACTGGATGGGCTCGCCCATCTGCACCAGTCCGTGCGTGACATTCTCACCACGCCCCTTGGCTCCCGCGTACTGCGCCGCGAATACGGCTCGCGCGTGTTCGAACTGATCGATGCGCCGACCAACCGCTCGCTGCGCATGGATCTGATCGCGGCCACCGTCGACGCGCTCGCGCGATGGGAACCGCGTCTCCACGTCGAGAACATCGACGTCTCCCTCCCCGCCCCCGGCGTGATGATCCTGGCAGTGACCGGAATCCACCTGCCCGACGGCGAGGCCATCACCATCGAAGGAATCGAGGTTCGCTAACCGTGGCATCCGGCTCGTTCACCAGTGTCAATCTGTCCCAGCTGCCTGCCCCGGCGGTCATCGAAGTGCTCGATTTCGAAGCCATGTTCGATGAATCGCTGACCGCGCTGCAGGCCCTGGATCCCACCTTCGACGCGCTGCTGCCGTCGGACCCGGCCTTCAAGATCCTCGAGGTCTGCACCTACCTACGCCTGCTCGATCGCCAGCGGGTCAACGATGCAGCACGTGGCGTGATGCTGGCCTATGCCGTCGGCAACGATCTGGACCATCTGGCTGCGATCTTCGGCATCGCCCGCCAGGTGCTGGACCCCGGCAAGCCGCAGCAAGGCATCGCACCGCGCTACGAAAGTGACGAGGATTTCCGACGCCGCATCCAGCTGGGGCCGGAAGGCTTCAGTGTGGCTGGGCCGGAGGGTGCCTACATCTTCCACGCGCTGAGCGCCGACGCCCGTGTGCTGGACGCCAGCGCAACCAGTCCCTCCCCTGGCGAGGTAGTGGTTTCTGTGCTCTCACGCGAAGGCGACGGCACCGCTTCCCAGGGTCTGCTCGATATCGTCGACGCAAAGCTGAGTGCGGATGACGTGCGACCACTGACCGATCACGTAGTGGTTAAACCCGCTGCCATCATCAACTACACGGTCGACGCCGCACTTTTCACTTTTGCCGGCCCGGATTCGCAGGTGGTGCTGGCCGAAGCGCGCACCCGCCTTGACCGCTACATCAGCGAATCGCACCGGCTCGGCCGCGACGTCACCCGTTCGGGATTGTTCGCCGCACTGCATGCCGAGGGCGTGCAGCGCGTGGAGATCACCAACCCGGCCAAAGACATCGTGGTTGATCGTACCCAGGCCACGCACTGCACCAGCATCACGCTGACCCATGGCGGCAATGATGAGTGACGCTGCCACCCGCCTGATCGGCGCGCGTCTGAGCGGTGCCATCGATGGGCGAAACCGTACCTTCCGTCACCCCGGTGGTGCACTGGCAACCCTGCAGGCGGTGTACCGCACCGACCAGCAAGGACGGCAGCGGTTGCGCGATGTTGCCATCAGCGGCGCCACGGTCATCCTGTCGGCCGCCCCGGCACCCGGCATGCTGATCGAAGGCGATGCGCAGATCGCGGTTCCGCGTGCTCCCAACCTGCTGCCCCCCAATGCCACCCATGCCGAACGTGGACTGGCGCGCGCCATCGTCGCCCGTCCGCTGCCGGTAGACATCACCGCACTGTGGGACGCCGACCGCTGTCCGACCGCATTGCTGCCCTGGCTGGCCTGGGCCTTGTCCGTTGACGAATGGAAAGCGTATTGGCCGGAGACGGTGAAGCGTGCACGCGTACGCGCCGCGATCGCCATCCAGCGCCGCAAGGGCACCTGGGGCAGCGTGCGCGACGTGGTCGCCGCTTTTGGTGGCTCGATCCTGATCCGCGAATGGTGGGAGATGCAGCCGCAGGGTGCACCGCACACCTTCGAAGCGGTGATGACCATCGCCAACCAGGGCGGCGAGACCGCCACCGCCAAGTTCGTCGACGACGTGATCGGCGAGATCAGCCGGACCAAGCCGGTGCGATCGCACTTCACCTTCACCCAGGGCATGCAGGCCAGCGCCGGTATCGGTGCACTTGTCGGTGCCCAGGGCACCACCTTCCGCCGCATCCAACTGATCGGAGAGTAAACCCCGCATGCGCTTGAAAATCACCGACGCCGGCTTTGCCAAGCTGGTCAATCCACCCAACACCGGCACCAATGCCGTGCTGATCACCGAGATCGGCCTGACGTCCACGGCATTCACGCCGACGGCGGGGCTGACCGCCCTGCCCGGCGAGATCAAGCGGGTCACCACTTTCGGCGGCAAGGCCGTGGGAGATGACACGCTGCACGTCACGATCCGCGACGACAGCGCTACCGCCTACAGCCTGCGCGGCTTCGGCCTGTACCTGGGCGACGGCACGTTGTTTGCAACCTTCGGCCAGACCGATCCCATCATGGAGAAGACCGCAGCCTCGATGCTGCTGCTCTCCACCGATACCCGCTTCAGTGAAGTCGATACCGCGCTGATCGAATTCGGCAATGCCGAATTCATCTATCCCCCTTCCACCACCGAAGTGCAGGGCGTGGTCGAGTTGGCCACTACGACGGAGACCGAAGATGGTGCAGACACCCAGCGTGCGGTGACACCGCGCGGGCTGCGTGCCTTCATCGACAAGCGCTTTGGTGCCAGCGCCCCCACCCAGTTCGTGCGCACGCTGCTGTCGATCGCAACCGATGCCGCGTTCCGTTCCGCCCTGGGACTGAAATCGGCAGCGTTGAAGGACGAGGGCGCCGACAAGGGCCTGGATGCCGATCTGCTCGATGGCAGGCACGGCAACCATTACCTGGACTGGCGCAACATGACCGGCGTGCCATCCAGCGTGCACGTGCCCGGACAGGTGATTCTGTTCGCCGGTGCCACTGCGCCCAACGGCATGCTGCTGTGCAATGGCGCCGCTGTTCCGCGTGCCAGCTATCCGGCACTGTTCGCCGCCATCGGTACCCGCTACGGCGCCGGTGATGGCGCGACCACCTTCAACCTCCCGGCAATGCAGGAAGGCACGGTGGTCACGCACACGCTGAACCCGGAAGCGGTCGGCAGCTTCACCCAGGGTGAAGTGATCCGCCATGCCCACGGTGCAAGCGCGGCAACGGCAGGCAACCACAGCCACGCCATTTCCGTGGGCGCAGGCGGCGCGCACTCCCACGGTGCCAGCGCCAGTGCCGTCGGTGACCACGCGCACGGTGCATGGACCGACTCGCAGGGCCACCATGCGCATACCGGCGGCACCTCGTGGGCCGGCGACCACCAGCATGGAGGCGTTGTTCCCTCCAATCCTGCCCTCAACGGCTACGGCGTCTATCGCGAACGCGACAACGATGCGCTGTATCCGGACGGCGCCACAGCACCCGCCGGCGGTCATGCCCATAGCTTCAGCACCGACGGCGCAGGCGCACATGGCCACAACATCGGCATGAACGGCGCCGGCGGCCACTCGCACACCATTTCCATCGCCCAGGTCGGTGACCACGGCCATGCCGCCTCGGCCGCCGATGCCGGTGCACACACCCACACCATCGTGGTGGAGAACACCGGTGGCGACCGCAACCTGCCTGCCGGCCTGCGGATGATCTATTGCATCGCGTACTGAGGACATGAGCTTGCCTACTGAACCGCGCTTCGCGCACTCCTACGATCCCGATACCCGCGCCTACATGGGCAAGGTCCGCCTGCAGCCTTCCCCGGACGGTACCTGGAACCTGCCCGACTTCACCGTGGACGTCACGCCTCGCCAAACTGCCGGCGAATACCAGGCACTGCGCTTGGCCGATGACGGCTCACGCTGGGAAACGGTGGCCGATTTCCGTAACCACATGCTGTGGGACACACGCACCGCGATGGCGATACCCAATCGCCTTGCGCTGGGCGAGCCGTTGCCCAAGGACGTAACCCTGTCCGAGCCATTCAAGTTGGATGGCACCACCGCGCAATACAACGCGTGGAATGCCAGCCGCCGCGAATGGACATTGCTGCCGGACTACAGCACGCGACCGCTGTGGAACAAGCACGATGCCAGCTTCGCTACTCCCGTTTCCCGTGGGGTCGCGCTGCCGTCATCGGTCACCGATCTGGCACCGCCTGCGGATCGCAGCTACCCGGTCACCTTCGATGAAACCCGTGCCGCCTGGGTGATGGTCACTGCACCCGAACCCGACCCGGCCGCGCAGCCGCAACCCTGACATCGGGCCACGGCTGCAATTAAGCCAGCCGCGGCCAGATACGAACATGTACCCATGCGGCGCAGATCGCGACCGCAGCACCCACCCAACCAAGGAAAAAACAACGCATGGCCGAATTTCTGCATGGCGTGCAGGTCGTCAACATCGATGGTGGTTCCCGCTCGATCGCTGTTGCCTCGACCAGCGTCATCGGCATCGTGGGCACCGCGCCCCGCGCCGACAAGATCGCCTTCCCGTACAACACCCCGGTCCTGGTGACCTCGCGTTCGCAGGCAGCCAAACTGCTCGCCGGCACCGCCACCGAAGTCGATGAGGGCACCCTCCCGGGCCAGCTCGACGCCATCTTCGACCAGTCCAACGCGGTCGTCGTCGTTGTCCGCGTCGAGAAGGGCGCCACCGAGAACGACACCCTGGCCAACGTGCTGGGCGGCGTGAACGCGCAGACCGGTGCCTACACCGGCGTGCATGCACTGCTGGCGGCAAAGTCGGTCGTGGGCATCAAGCCACGCATCCTGGCGGTGCCGGGCTTCACCCACACCCACGAAAAGCGCGACACCGAACTGCTGGCCAACCCGGTCGTAGCGGAACTGCTCGGCATCGCCGACAAGCTGCGCGCGGTGATCATCAAGGATGGCCCGAACAGCACCGACGACGCTGCCAAGAGCACCACCGCCCTGACCGGCTCCAAGCGCGTCTACGTGGTCGACCCGGCGCTGCTGGTGCAGTCCGGTGATGCCATCGTCACCCGCTACGCCTCCGGTGCCGTGGCCGGCGCCATCGCCCGCAGCGACAACGAACGCGGCTGGTGGGCATCGCCGTCGAACCTGGAACTCAACGGCGTGGTCGGTACCGCGCGTGCGATCGACTTCGGCCTGTCCGACGCGACCAGCCGCGCCAACCTGCTGAACCAGTCGAACGTGGCGACCATCATCCGCGAAGGTGGCTTCCGCCTGTGGGGCAACCGTACCGCCAGCAGCGACCAGAAGTGGCAGTTCCTGTGCGTGGTGCGCACTGCCGACATCATTGCCGACAGCCTCGAGGCTGCCCATCTGTGGGCCGTCGATCGCGGCATCAGCAAGACCTACGTCGACGACGTGCGCGAGGGCGTCAACGCCTTCCTGCGCGGCCTGAAGACCCAGGGCGCGATCCTCGGCGGCAACTGCTGGATCGACCCGGAACTGAACGCAGCGGACAGCGTGGCCCAGGGCCGCTTCTTCTGGGACTTCGACTTCACCCCGACCTACCCGGGTGAGCAGCTGACCTTCCGCATGCACATGAACAACAACTACGTCTCGGAGATCTTCTAAGCATGGCGCGCAAGATCCGCAAAAACTTCAACTTCTACGTCGACGGCAAGGGCTATGCCGGCAGCGTGATGTCCTTCACTGCACCGAAGCTGTCGCTGAAGACCGAGGACTTCCAGGCCGGCGGCATGCTCGCCCCGACCGAGATCGTGCTCGGCCATGAAAAGCTCACCGCCGATGTCGAGTTCGCTTCCGACGACGCGGAGATCATGAGCAAGTTCCACGTCATCGAAAGCAAGGAGTACGGCTTCACCGCCCGCGAGGCGCTGGAAGGCGACGACGGCGAGGTGACCCAGGTCGTGCACAACATGCGCGGCAAGGTGAAGCTGCTGGACCGCGGCGAAACCAAGGTTGGCGAGAAGGGCACGATCAAGGTCAACCTGGCGCTGAGCTACTACAAGCTGACCCATGGTGCCCAGGTCGTGCAGGAGATCGACGTGGTCAACATGATCGCGCGCCAGGGTGGCGTGGACGTGCTGGCCGGCATCCGCGGCGCGCTGGGCATCTGAGCCGGCACCGCACCGAGAAACACGGGGGCGCCTCGCGCCCCCGCATCCATCGCACCGCATCGCATTCCAGGAACGCCTTTATGTCCAGCAAGACCAAGACCCCCACCGACACCGTCATCGAGCGCGATGGCTTTGCCGAGATCACCCTCACCCGCCCGCGCCAGGTCAGCGGCATGGAAACCGCCGTGCTGCGCATGCGCGAACCGACCGTGGAAGACATGGAGCGCTACCAGGACGACAAGGGCAGTGATGCACAGCGCGAGGTACGGATGATCGCCAACCTGTGCGAGATCTCGCCGGACGACGTGCGCAAGATGCCGCTGCGCGACTACGCCCGGCTGCAGGCAGGCGTCGCGCTTTTTACCACCTGACCCTGCCGCAGATCAGGCAGGGAGTGCTCGCCCTGGCCGGTCATACCGGCTGGGGCCTGCGCGAGATCATGACGCTGCGGGTGTCGAAGTTCATCTGGTGGATTCAGGGGTTGCCGGTACATGGCCAATAACGTTCAAACGACAACGATCACGATCGGCGGCTCGGTGTCCAAATCGCTGAAGGACGCATTGTCCTTCGCCAATGATGGCGTGAAGCGCCTCGGCGATGAAGCCGGCAAGCTGGAGCTCAAGCTCGCCGCGATGAAGAAGTCGGGCGCCGCCTACACCCGCATGCGCGCGCAGGCCGATGCGCTGCGCGCCTCACAGGAAGCGCTGGAGCGTGTCGAAGCCAAGCGCACTGCCAACCTGGAGAAGCGCGAGAAACTCGGCGCCTCGTTCAAGGCAGCGCGCGGCACACTCGGCACCGCCGTCACCGCACTGGCCAAGCCGGTCGAGAACGCCTCCGGCTTCGCCCGCCAGAACCAGCAGATCGGCGTGGCAGCCAACCTCAGCCGCGCGCAGGTGAGTGCGCTCGGCCAGGCGATCCTGCAGCAGTCGCGCGCAACCAACCAGGGCGCCGACGATCTGCAGCGGTCGATCAAGCTGATGGTCGCAGCCGGCATGGATGCACAGTCCGCGCAGGCCAGCCTCGGCGCCGTTGGACGGACCACCACCGTCACCGGTGCCAGCATCGATGACGTTGCCAAGGCGGCCGCCAGCCTGCAGCGCTCGTTCGACATCGATCCCTCGCGCATGCAGAGCGCGCTGGACGTGCTGGTGGTGAACAGCCAGCAGGGCAGCCTGGGCCTGAAGGACATGGCCGAGGTGCTGCCCACACTGGGCTCGTCGTTCGAAGCGATGAAGCTGCAGGGCACGTCAGCGGCCGCCACGCTGGGTGCGGCACTTGAGGCCACGCTGGATTCGGCCGGCGGTGCCGACAAGGCCGCCAGCAACATGAAGAGTTTCATGTCGGCCGTACTGTCCCCGGACCTGCAGGCGAAGGCCAAGAAGAGCCTGAACCTGGATCTGCGCAAGATCATCGGCGAGGCACAGACGAGTGGTGGCAATCCCTTCGATGCCGCGATGCAGGGGATCATCAAGGCCACAGCGGGCGACCAGAAGAAGATCGGCACCCTGTTCAGCGATGCGCAGGCGAAGGACTTCGTCCAGCCGATGATCGAGAACTGGGATACCTACATCCGCGTCCGCGACAAGGCACTGAACGGATCGGCGGGTACCACCGATGCCGCCTATGCCGATGCGATGCAGACCGATCCGCAGAAGATCGAAGGCGCGAAGATCGCCGTGGACAACCTGTCCAAGGCGTTCGGTGCGGCGCTGCTGCCGGCGGTGGGCGAGGCCGCGGTCAAGCTGACCGAACTGCTGAACGGGGTCACCTCGTTCGTGCAGGAAAACCCGAAGCTGATCGCCAACACCACGCAGATCGTGGTCGGCATGCTGGGCATGCGCACGGCGGTGCTCGGCGCACGCTACGCCTGGACGTTCCTGCAGGGCCCGATCCTGGGCGTGCAGAAGGCCTTCGAGCTGTTCCGTGGTGGCAGCCTGCTGGCACAGCTGGGGCGCTTCGGGCCGATGGCCATGCGCCTGGCATCGGGCTTCCGCATCGTCGCCACTGCCGTGGGTGCCATCGGCGGTGGCCCCATCGCCGTTGCGGTCGCCGCCATCACTGCCGGCGCCCTGCTGGTGCGCAAGTACTGGGAACCGATCAAGGCATTCCTGGGCGGCGTATGGGAAGGCCTGAGCGGTGCAGGCACCGCGGCGATGGGTGAACTGATGCGCGCGGTTGAACCACTGCGCCCCGCCTGGGAAGTCATGAGCGGGCTGATCGGCCAGGCCTGGGACTGGCTGTCGAAGATGCTGGAACCGGCGCAGTACACCGGCAATGAATTGTCACGCGTCGCCCAGATCGGCTCGCTGGTGGGTGAGGCGCTGCTGACCAACTTCCGGCTGGTGATCCAGGTCATCGGCGGCGTGGTGGGGGCGGTGGTGTGGCTGGGCGAGATGCTCGGCACCGTCGCCGGCTTCATCAACGAGACCCTTGGCAACATCTGGGAGTCGATCAGCCAGAAGGCGACCGCAGCATTCGACCGCATCCTGGAGAAGCTCAAGCCGGTCATCGAAGGCGTCGGCTGGTTCATGGACAAGCTTGGTGGTGGCGTAGGGGCTGCCAAGGACAAAGCGCTGGAGGTCGCCGAGGGCGGGCTGCAGACCGCGGTGGGCGCCGCCAACATCTACAGCGGCATGAAGGCGCGCGGCGGTGGTGGCATCGGTGACATGGCGCGCGTGGCGTACGCGGTCGGCACCAACGACAACGATGGCCTGAACCGCCGCATGGCCGAGCTGAGCGGCGCGCAGGGACGCCGGGCGCCGGACATGCCCTCGCCCACGATGCGTGCACCGACCACCGTGCAGCAGCAACAGACCAACAACATCACCATCCACCAGCAACCCGGTGAATCCAGCGAATCGGTGGCACGTCGCACTGCAGACGAGCTGCAGCGTCGCAACGCGCTCGCCGCCCGTGGCAGCCTGGCAGACAGGAACTAAGCATGAAGCGCGAGTTCGTAACCGCATCCATCGACAAGCTGTTGTCCCGTTTCCAGAGTAACGACTCCGGCAATGCCCCGGTGCTGCTGATGCTGGGGGGCTTCAAGTTCAGCCTCAACACCGCCGTGTTCCAGAACATCCAGCAGAGCAACGAGTATGGCTGGGCTGCGCAGGAGCGCATCGGGCAGATGGCCGCCCTGCAGTACACCGGCCCCGGCAAGGCCAGCATGACGCTGCCCGGCGTCATCCACTATCAGTTCCGGGGCGCCGGCAATGAGCTCTCGCAGCTGCGCAAGCTGGCAGCGCAGGGCAAGCCACAGCGGCTGCTGACCGGCAAGGGCGGGAACCTGGGGCTGTGGGTCATCGACAAGATCGACGCCACCGCCTCCGGTTTCACCGTCGATGCGGGAATCCAGCGGCACGAATTCACCCTCTCCCTGCGGAAGCACAGCGATGGCACGAACGTATAACACCCGCGACGGCGACGTCGTCGACCGCATCGCGTACGCGCACTATGGCGAACAATCACCGGCCATCCTGCGCGCGGTGTTCGATGCCAACCCGGGCCTGGCCGCGCGCGGCGCGGTACTGCCTGCGGGCCTGGCGATCACCCTGCCGGACGTGCAGCGCCCCGCCGGCGAACGCAAGGGAGTGGCCCTGTGGGATTGAACATCGCACCGGCATTCCGCGTGGTGGCCAACAGCCAGGACATCACCGACAAGATCATGTCGCGCTTCAAATCACTGCGCATCACCGACGAGACCGACAACAGCTCGGACATGCTGGAGCTGCAGCTGGCCGACCATGACCCGTCCGATCCGATCCAGCTGCCGCCGGCAGGCGCGGAGCTGGAGGCCTTCATCGGCTATGACGGCGAAGTGCGGCGCATGGGCCTGTACATCTGCGACGAGGTGGAGATTTCCGGCTACCCGGGCAGCATGACCCTGCGCGCGCGTGCCGCACCGTTCGAGGCCAGCAAGGGCGGCAAGAACGAACTGCAGACACAGAAGACGCGCACCTGGAAGAAGGGCACGACGATCGGTGGCATGGTGCAGCGCATGGCCGCCGAACACGGACTGAGCGCCGCCGTGAGTGGATCGCTGGCATCGATCGTGCTGCCGCTGACGGTGCAGTCGCAGGAATCGGACATGAACCTGCTGCTGCGCCTGGCCAAGCAGCACGATGCCATCGCCAAGCCGGGCGGCGGCCGCCTGATGTTCGTCAAACGGGGCGACTCCACCAGTGCAAGCGGTGAGCGCATTCCCGACGTCACCCTGACCCCCGCCGATGGCAGTAGCTACAAGGTGAGCATCGTCTCACGCGAGAAAACCGGCACCACCATTGCCTACTACCGCGATGTACGCGGTGCCACGCGCCAGGAGGTGAAGTTGGGCAGCGGTGAACCGATCGTGCGCCTGCGCATGGCCTACGCCGACCGCGAAACCGCCGAAGCCGCAGCACGCGCCAAGCACCAGGAACAAGCCCGGCAGACGCGCACGCTCAGCTACACCCTGCCCGGCCGCGAGACGCTGATGGCCGAAGCCACGGTGGTGATGCGGGGCTTCCGCGACGGCGTGGATGGGCGGTGGCTGGTCAAGCGCGCCGAGCACAACATCAGCCACGAGGGCTACGTGACCAGCATCGAGTGCGAACAACCCAACAGTGCCGACGCAGTGAAGGCGGCCAGCAGCGCGCCAGCGACCGAAGGCGAGCAGGTCGGCAGCGAGGTGTAGATCCAGGTGGGGCGCGGATGCGGTTCTCCCGATCCAGTTGCTGTAACACTGCCACGACCTGCCGGCGCTACTCCGTGTATCGGACTGCGTGCACTTTGGCTTGCTCAGGCATGTAGGTGAAGCGATAGGTCATCACCACGACATGGGTACGGGACCACAGCCAGCGTCTTCTTTCGTCGCGCACAACCAGCACACCTTCAGCCGGTCGGGATATCCGCGCGGTGGGAACATCTTCGAAGGCTGACTTGACGTTCAACAGGCCCATCCGGGGCGGCAGCTGCTGTTTCACAAAGCCACTGATGTCCTGCTTCTGAGCACCCTCCGGCGGCGGCATACTGTGAATGCTGTCCAGCATCTGCTCGGCCTTCATCTGTAACGTCACGATGGGCAGCGCGGTTCGCATGGGGTCGGCTGCCGAGCCTCTGCCGGGCGCCAGCACGCCCCACAGGACCAAGGCAATGCCCAACGTCCGGAAGATCCTGCTCCCCATGTGACACTCCCTGCTGGCTTGACGGGCCCATGCGCCCAGGCACGGTATCAGATCACATACTGCGCCTGGCCGTTCCCGAACGACCAGTTCTCCTTCTTCACTTCCACCAGGTTGATGAACACGTCCTCGCGGCGGATGCCCACCGCCGCGTGCAGGCCCTCGGCGATGCCGGCGTACAGCGCCTTCTTCTGCTCCAGCGTGCGCCCTTCGTTCCAGGTGATCTGGATGCAGATGAAATCGTCGGTGCGGTCCACGCCCAGGTAGCCGGGATCGTAGATCAACGTGCCGGGCTCGTGTTCCTGGAAGATCTGGAAGCGATCATTTTCCGGCACGCCCACCACACGCATGGCCTGGTAGATGGCTTCACCGACGCGCTGCAGGTAGTCGGCGGATTTACCTTTGCGAAGATCGATGCGGGCAAGCGGCATGGCGGGGCTCCAGGGCCAGATGGGACGACAGTGAGCCGAGACTACGCCCGTCGGGAGGGGCGGCACAGCGCATGGATGGAACGTCTGCTTTCATGGATGGCACGTTTGTCTGCGCCCGCGCCGGGTGACGTGATTGCCATCTACCTGGGCTGTGTAGCGGCGCTGCTTCGTTCAGACAAGGCGCGGATTACCCCATGGATGGTGGAACCCCGTCTTGGCTGGCGTTGTTGCAACTTTCCTCAATGACTTCCGTCTTTACGTGGATCGATGATCGCATCGCCAAGGCAGCATGCCCTGGTCGGGATTGGCGTCTCGAATAAACGAACAGGCTCACAGGATGTTGCGATCCAGATCGCAGCAAAGAGAATGCACCGACTGCCTTCTATGGCGGGCGGTGCGTGGGGATCGCAAGATCCGCCGGGCCTTTTCTCCCTGTGAGCCTTTCTGCCTTGGTACGCCAACCCGCACCGTCCGCCACCTTCACTCCGAAGGTGGCCTTGCGCCAGTGAGGGTTTCGCCATGACCAAACGAGCCGCATCGTTTCCACGCCTGTACGCCTTGATTGCCGACATCGCCATTCAGGTTCCCGACGACATCGCACGCGAGATCGAGTGCGCATTGGACGAGCAGAACCTGCCCGTGCAGTCACCCGCGTTTTTCGCGTGCCTCAATGCCATCAGCAACGTCGATGGCGAGGACGGGCAGCCGTGCAGCAGCCTCACCCTTGCCGCCAGCAATCACGCGTCGCTGCGTCGCTCGATGGCAGGGCTCACCGCAGTGCTCGATCTGCTGCAGGCCGCCGAACGCACGCGCAACGAGGCCGGCCCGGATGAACAGCTGGGCGCCTTCCACACCGACGGGTTGATCGTGGCCGCGCGACAGCTGGTGCGCGAAGCCAACCATTGCCTGGAAGGTGGAACCGCCTGAGCGACTGGCCGCCACGTGGCTACAATCGCGCAGGGAATCGCAGGAGAACGCAATGGATGCCGAACACCTGGAGTACTTCAAGGCCGCACTGGAAGGCCGCGCAAGCGTGGGCTGGAACGTATGGTTCGCTGCCAACCAGCAGGCGCTGGCACAGCAGCTGAGCCGCCCTGCGCTGCTGCGCTTGAAGTTCAACACACTGGATGAAGCCGAACGCCTGCTCGCGGAGGCTGGCATCGTGCCCCGCAGTACGGCAGGCAAACGCTACGAAATGTACTGCGCCGCGTTCTCGGCAGACGTGGTGGACGCGAACGGTCGTCCGCTGCCAGCCATCTGGCGCGCGGCACACGGCGGTGCCATCGGCCTGCTGGCCGATGGCGAGCACGAAGCCGGCCAGGCCAAGCTGCTTTCGGAGTTCCGCCGCGTCCGCAAGCACGGGCTGCAGCAGGCGCACGAATGGTTGGGCGATCTGTGCTTTGAAGGCGGGATGGAACTGAGCGGCGGCAATGCCGAGGTGGGTCGTAGTCTGCTGGCGGTGGTGGTGCGGGCCGGCAGTGGCTACGACCTGTTGGATGGTGTCGCGATGATGGCCCGCGAACTGCTGGAGGATCCCGGCTGA